GTGAAGTTGAAAGGCAGTTGGGGGAACCATTTATTTTATTCTATACTTGCGCATAAGACAAACATCAGAATCGAATGCATGTAAAACATAATACCCCTCAGTCTTTTCTATAAGGTTCTTTTCACGTCTTATAGAAGACGCCATGGTTATTTTCCATGGCATCCTCTTAACTATTGTTTGAAGGCCCTGAGGAGTTCGTACTTCAAACTCAATCTCTACTTCCTTACTCATGCCACAACCTTACCACCATGAATGACGGTAAGCTTGGCAGAATCCTTCTTGGGTTTCAGCTTTACATAATTCCCAATCTTCTTAGTCTTGATTGCGAGGGGCGCGGGGAGATTTTCAGGAAGCTTCCCCGTTGTAAGCGTCTCGTTGAATTCCTTCATACGGCCTGAGGCCATAGCAATGATGAAGGCAGTCTTGATACTCGGGTAAATCGTGGTTCCGTTCCTGAGGTTACGAAGAGTCGAAACGGAAAGAGAAAGGTCCTTTCTCTTGGGGAGGGCTTTCATTACCTGCGTTGCAGGAACACCAGCCGTCGCATTCAAGATCAGGTGGAGAAGATTATTCAGTTCCACAATCCGACGCTTGGGATTATTCTGGACTGAATACCTAGCTGCTTTTGTCATAAGACTCGTCATCCTTGTTTAGATAGCCACGTTGATAAATGGTTAGTAATACTAATCCCCGCATCTGTCAAGGTATTAAACCTTACAGGATGCCCCTTTTCCATGATGGAAGCACCTTTGTACCTGAGGAACCAACCACCCCCTTGCTTATGCAATGTAAGGGCAGACTCTATAGTCTTAGTGGGCATCTCAAACACCACTATCCTAGAAGTACCCTTACCGAGTCTCAGAGAGACGTTGTTAACCCGCATGGTTTCCCCTCGTGTTGAGTTGAGTCACCGTAGTATAGTACCATTTGCATGTCAAGAGGGTAGCCGAAAAAAAGTTGTTCTGAATGGACCAACATTATAGTTTAAAAAAGTGTAGGTTCCGATGAAAAAAAGTATTGCAAAATGGTTTGAGTTGGCTTATACCTATGCTGGTAAGGGCGAGATGCCCGAACATACAACGACTAGACCAAACACATCTTTGAAAGGAACACAACATGGCTTCTAAGACAACCAAGACGACTGAGACCAGCATTGAGACCGTTTCCAGCGGCGAGATCATGTCGAAACTCCCGACTCTGGACTATGCTTCTCTCATGGCATTGCAGGCCAAGATCGCGGAAGAGACGGCGGGAAAGAAGGATCAGGCCTTGGCGCAGATGCGGGCCAAGTACAATGAGTTCTGCGGCAAGCTGAGTGCTGAAGGTGCCGTTCTCGGTTTCAGCCTGGATGACATTATGGGGACCACGATCCTTCCGAAGTATCGGAACCCTGCCGATCCCTCGGAGACTTGGGCAGGTCGCGGGCGTAAGCCGAAGTGGTTGGAGGCTCAGATTGCCATCGGTGCCAAGCTCGATGACTTTCTGATCAACAAGGACGATGCGGACCAAGAGGCGGCGTAATACAGAAAGAAAAGGGGGGCGATTTGCCCCCCTTTTTCTTTTACCCTGCATTGATTTTTGAAAATAGCTCTTTCAGCTTCTTATCTTCATCTGACATTTCTACATCAGGATCAAACGGAAGATCGTTAGAGTTATCTTCAACTTGATTTGAAACTGATCTAGGCTGGTTACTATCCAGACATAGAACCTTTCTCATTCTAGCTTCTAATTCCTCAAAGCTCTTGAATGTAGAGGGGTTAGTAAACTCTGACAGATCATAAGTCTGTTCAAAGATTTTACCGACCATTTCATCATTCCCGCCTAGGAATTGAGAAGGCTTCTCAAACTTTGAGTCGACATACGTAGGCCACGGCTTGCCACCTTTTCTTTTAGGACGATTGCTATCCTCATCATTAGGACGAACCTTAATGAGGAAGTTTGCACCCCCCTGTAAGTCATGAGGAATAAATCTAACCTTATCCTCTAACTCAGCCTCGGATAAGATTTCCTCAGTCTTCTCTTCCTTTTCAGTCTTCTTATTGAAAGGGAGAACTTTTTCAATAATACCTTGAATCTGAGGACCATAACGGAACAGCTTAACCTTTCCGTCATTCTCAGGCTTTGCAGGGTCTCTAATAACATAGATATTGGTTACATAACGGACGCCTCTCTTACGAGTGCGAACGTCGGCCTCATTTCCTGCATCCCACTGCTCCGAATTATACTTTGCAACGGGATCGGACTTACCAATTGTCACAAGAGACTTTTCTTTATAGAATAGTCCAGTAGGTCCTGTAAAGTCATAAACCCAATAACGGACCCAAGACTTACCTAAATCATACTGATTGGGGAGGAATCTAATGAGAGCACGGCCATTGCCGCTATCATCAATCGTAGGGAACCAAAAGCGATCATCTGCATCTTCATATGTCTGAGATGGCTTAGCATTCTGCTTTTCAAGTTCTGCGGCGAGCGCATCAGCATAGTTTTCACGGTTCTTCTTAAAATCTGCGTAGCTTAGTTTCGTCATTATCGTATCCTTCGTGTTAGCGTATTAATCGACATAATGTAAAGTAGGCGACAAGAATCTTGTCCCTGTTTTATTTAGATGCGTTTCTTAGCCTTGGAACCTCTCTAGTAGTAATTTTGTAAACTTTTGTTTAGGATAAGAAAGGAATGGAGAATACTTAACAAGCTTCAAGGAAATCTCTTTCCACACAAAATCATCACAAAGTTGCTTGTCAAGATAGTCTCTCATTCCCGTCAACTCTGTTACGATCAACAGAGTCTCTAGGCTAATTTTCTTAGCCATATACAAACGTAAAATTGGAGGATGATTTAACCCATCAGTCTTAAAGTTTTCTAAAGCATTGGGCTCTAAGAGCTTCAATTCTTCATTAAACATATACGATAATGTATCAAGCCTTCGTTTCCAATCTTGATATATTTTCTTAGCTTCCTCGGATTTAAGGAAGCCTATCCAATAATCTTTTTCAAGGAAATTAGCAATTAAAAGCCCCTCAGGATCATGGTGACGGGCCAAAGTCTTAAACATATCCTTGTCATTACGTTTCAGATATGTATCAGGAGTAATGAGTTTGCTTTTTCCTTTATACTTAAATATATCATAGCTTGAGTAGAAATGCAACTTCAAAGATACATAAGCTTTATAAGCGTCAAAACCATTCACTCTAACCTATCCGTTTTTGGGAGTAAATTAAGAATCTCCCCCTCCTCTTGAATCTTAGACATGAGGAAGGGGATTTTCTTTACAGCTTCGGCAACAGCCTCAACTTCAACGTCTATAGTCTTGGCGTATTCAATTACCGCCTCGATATAGGTTAACCCTTGTTCATCAACAAGACGTTGAACTTCACGTGATACTGTTGCCTGAAACGAAAACTTATCTCTTAGAGGAAGCATATGTTGAATTAATAAACTTTGCGTGTTTTACAAAATCCCAATCATCATTGAAAATGGAATTGGCATCATTCATTGACAGCTTAATTGTAGGGGTTACTATCTGACTGAATACATTAATCATATTGTCATATTCCTTATCTTTAAGGATAGGACGTGTCAGACCAAAATCAGCTTTAACCTCTGGAAATTCAGTGTGAGAAATGGCGTCTGAAACTTTACGAGCGGCAGCAATATATTGTGTTTGAAACTCTTTCACTGCAATATAATACTGCTCAATATGGGCATCTCTGAAAGATGCTAAAGTTCTCTTAATAGTCGAAACATCATACTCAGCTTCGATACCGTGCAAACCACTTATCATAAGGGTTCCTTTCAGTTACCAGGGGGGACAAAGAAACAAATAAGAATCATTTGTTCCACGGAAGGATCGTATCTCATACATGCGTGCATTCGAGAGTCTTGGGATTCTTTTCTTTCGAAGTCCTCATTAACGACTGCGATCCCATGTTTTGTGACAACTTCTAGTTTACCGCCTTCAAGCATAATAACACTTGTGACAGGAGCACAGTCATTATCACTACAACAAATCCAAGGATACCATGAATGAGCCAAAACTTCAATCGAAAAACAGATAACAAATAGAATTGCGAGACCTAGTTGTTTCATGTTCTATAGATTCCTATTTCATCAAACCCTTCACTTTTCTCGGGCATTTCAAAACTTTTCTCCATATCCTCTAATACCTTTAAGGGGATATGTTTTCCTTTTCGGCTCTTACAGCGTTCAAGCCATTTGAATCTGTCCTGACACTGAACAACCACGGCAACCCTACGGTAGGCAGGGTCAACCTGAGACATTTTAGCCTTACGAGACTTCCTTGTCAAGTTGGTTTGATCCCAAAAAATAACAGGAACATCATCCGTTTGGGCTATACCTAATTGATGATTACAAATCCGTTTGGCTAGGTCAATCGCTTGCTTAAAGATGAAATCGTAATCAACCTTGTAAAGAGACGCGATATTATCAATTACGTGATCAGTTGAATAGGTATAACACCTTTCATTCCGTTGCTGATAATCAACCCAAGTTGACTTGCCTGATCCAGGCAAGCCAACCATCATGAACAAAGTCTTTTCTGTCACTTATGATATTCTCTCGTAACATCAACTGCATTGACCACCTTATTAAAACGTTGCCAAAAATCCCAAACATAGGCAGCGTCGTTATTAGGATCGCAATGATAGTTTTTGACCAATCTATATTTGCGGCCTTTACAGGTTGTGCAAGTATAGGTTTCAGGATCGAAATCAATGATTGCAGAACTAACCCTACCCTCTTGCTCGGTTAGGTTATAGCCAACAATATGCCGCTGTTTCGTTCCATCTTCAAACTCAGCCTCATAGACTTTCCAGGCTCCTACATCAATTGCAGGAGTCTGTTCAATTGGAGAGGGTTTCCAAACGCTCATTTACATTATCCTTTTCATCTTCAACAGGTCTAACATCGTCTAAAAATATATGAAGAACTACACGCCCATCATTAAATTGTAAAGTATTTAAAAATATAGCTCCAATGGACGGGTTATCACTAGCAACAGGCAAACTACCACCAGTTCCAACGGAACTAACCCATGTAGCTAAATCTTGGGGCTTTCTTGGATCAGTTACAAACCATGCGGTTGGAACTTCATTCTGATTTCCTACTGACAGTAAATAACCATCATCAGAATGCTTTACTTGAGCTACATATACCCCATTTTTCATTTCAAATTCTAAGGTCTGTTTCCATATTTTCAAATGTTTAAGATCATCCACGTTTTATACACCTTTTACTGTTGTGAACATAGCCAGATTATAACGCTTACCAGGGAATTCTTCTAACTCAATTAGAGTCTTACCCCCACCAAATACCCAACTCTTTACTGTGTAAATATCTCCTACTGTTAGAGTTTCAATTGCTTCTGTTAGCTCAGTTGGAGAAACGTCGTCTCCAATCATCATTACTCTTTGACCAACCTTCACATACATTATCAATACCTCTCTTTTCTTTCCTTAATTCTAGCTAACAGATAATCGAACGAAATGGGCGTATAGTCAATTCGTTCAACGCTAACATTGAAATATCTGGCGTCAGGAACAGTTTTCTTTGTCGGACCAATTTGACCTAGATCGCAATATATCTCTGTTGTGATTTCCTTTTCATGGATATGACCATGGACACAGATAGGGCTATTAGGATAATTAGCATCGATATGCAGCGGGTAATGACAGAGCATTACTCCATCGGGGCCAAGGTCTTTTCTGTATCTGGCTGAATAGATGCTCTTGAAATACTTATAGTAGTCATCCATTCTCAGCTTGTCATGATTACCTAGAATCAGAACCTTTCTTCCATTAAGCCTTGGCATAACAGCATGTAGATCGGTAGCTTTAAAAGCAACATCACCCAAAAAATAAACCTTGTCATTCTTGCCTACGGTTTTGTTATGCCGTCTGATCATTTCTTCATTCATATGTTCAACCGAAGAAAACTCAGGTCTAACAGGCGTTCCGTCTATTCTTCCAAACTTCAAGATATTTTCATGACCGAAATGATGGTCACTTATTACAAACTCAGTCATTTCCAACCTTTATATTTGATTCCAATGTAACTACCAACAAATGCTCCTAATGCAACTGGAATGATTAAGGCATGGTTGGCTGTATAGTTAATAATGATTATAGCTGATATCAGGTAATAGGCTCCTGAACACAAACCACCTTTCAGAGCACTATCTTGCCCAATTGCTTTCACGAAATGAACATAAAAGAAATCGGTTATCATTACTCCAAAAAATGCTATTAAATATTCTATCATTCATTCATCACTTTGAAACTCCAAACCGCATTACCCCATATATGACGTGTCTTATCGATCTTGGCTTGGCTTGTTAACGACTTCTTAACTACCTCTAACACTTCCCCCTCAATATGCTCTACTCCCTTATCCCAACATGAGAATATGATTGAGGCATAGCAACCAGGGATATCCTTACCAAAACCAAGAGCGAAGTCTTTACGACTCATTGATTTAGCCTTGGGATAGTAATGGTGTATGAGAAGCTTTTTCGTGGCATCCAGACCGTTTACAAACGAGGTTCGATAGGCATCTAGCCTGTCTCTGTCCTCAGGGTCTAGGAAGCCTAGAACATCGTCAACCTTATCCTCTAGAATAAGCTCAACAACTCGCTTCTCATGTAAGAGGTTGTCCTTTGCTCTATGAATGGCAACATACCATAGAGTCTTAACTTTGACCATATGTCCATTATCAAACCTGACAACAACACCCTCTGTGTCAGAAGTGTTCTCTATTTTCTTTATAATGTCGTCTTCAAGAAATGAGCTTGATCGATAAACGTCATTGACATGAGGAATATTCCAATACTTGGCATTGATAAGCATTTGGAAATATGGAAGGTATTCCCCCGTAATCTGATTGCGAATAGCAGTCAGAATAAGGTTCGGTTCCTTATGATGTATGACAATTCGAGTCTCAGGAGAAACATACTCAAAGATTGGCATTAGGCCTTGGGCGTGGCACAACTCCATAAACTCTTTATACCAAGGCTTATTGGCAATGAAAACTTCGGCTTCCATTGACACATCTGTAATGCCTGCCTTTGTGGCTAAGCGGAGATGTAATGCCCCTCGGGTTTCATCGGGTAGGAACAATGGAGTTACCATTGATCCGTCAAGCTTCTCCATAATCACATGAGGAGTTGAGAAGTCCACATTATCTAATAAGGTCTCTTCTCTCTCATTGAGATTGAAAAACTTGTGATAGGCTCTTCTGATAAGATTGCCGTCATCATTAAAGATCAGACCACGACATTCTCTCCTGACAGCGGAATTAAACAAGTCTTGCTCAGGAGTAATTGCATGAACATACATTCCGTCAGGAGTTGTATTAGCCCATACAAACGGCTTATCTGACATTGCTACTTTAGGAAATGTTGAGGAGCTAGCAAGGTTGTAATTGATAACCTTGTAACCTTCCTTTTCGGTTACTCGAAAATCATCAGAACCTTTAATCGCTTCTAATACAGGTTCAATTCTTGTTATCTGAGGAAACTTGTAAAACATCTATCTCTTTCACGAATATCTTCAACGTTCTGCCATCATCTTGATAACTAAACTCAATATTAAATCGATTGCCTTTAGAAGCATATCTAACATATTGCCTACCAGGGTCCTTAACCTGATGGTCAATTAATTCAACTCTTGTTATACCACTAGCGGGTTTTGCATCATTTCTAGCCATTCGTCAGTTCCCCAAATCTCTTCGAGGAATTCCCTGCTATGTATTTCAACTGGTATAAGAATATCAGCCTTGATTGCTGCATTCCAACGATGGGTTCCTGAGATTAACTGTATTTTTTTATCATCGTCATTAATATCCCAATATCCAATTAAGGCAGGAAACCCCCTACCCCAATTATTATTTTTAAACTCTTCTACTAAATCTTGGAACTTTTCGGGATGCGTTAGCCTATGAGGAGGCAAGCACGCCTTTGGATCAACCCATGTGATAGTCATATTTTATCATAATAGAATGGCACGGGAGAAGGGATTCGAACCCCTGATCGCGGTTTTGGAGACCGCTGCTTTAGTCCACTAAGCTACACCCGTATTGCTGTTACATATTTAGATGTTTCTTCATCCTATCATCATATCCACGTTTATATTCAGGCGAGTTCCAATACCGAGATAGATGATAAGTCCAAAGAATACCAAATAACGGATTATCTATTATATTATATCCTTCGTGATAATCAGGAGATATCTCCGTTTTCGACCCATTCATCAATTTCGGACATGAGTTCTGGATAATCGTCCCAGTATCTATTGATTTTTTCACAAGAGGAGATTGCGGCCTCAATGTCTTCCGCCGTAACTTGTCTAACAATCTCTTCACTGAGGTCCAACAACTGTGAAATGATTTCAGCATCATCCTCCCTATCAAGCCTTGTAAGCTTTTCTATGACTGATTTCATTTCACTTTGTATTTCAACTTGTTCAGATATGATATAATTAAACATTGGATCATTTACTAATGCGCGTTTAAACATCTTGTTTTCCTCTATTTAGCCTAAAAGTCTCCAGGGGCCACTTGTAAGCAGCGTAATCCAGCTTCCCGCCAGATTTTAACAACACGGTCTCTATCGTCTAAGACCATAACAGGATCATAACCATCATTCCTTATTTCGTCAAGTAATTCTCTTTTAACAATGCTATCATCTCTATAATCCTTTTCTCCTCGCATATAGATTTTCTCATAGATACCTTCCAAACCAGCTTTCTTATCCAGCCAATTCTTTGTGACTTCCCGTAAATCATCAGTGCGAGCGGTGCAAATCAAAATACGGCAACCAACCGAATGGAATAGACGAGCTAGCCAAACAATATCCCAATGAACGGAATCATCCCCAATAGTGGAATTGAAAGCTTTCCAATTACGAGGCTTTGATCGGACGAAATGCTGTCTATGTTCACAATTTGCAAGCGTTCCATCTACGTCAAATATGATATCTCCTAATGGGGGAATTGCAAGTCTAGTCTCACAAAAATCCATAGTTACTTTTTCATCTAACTGCATTTGTCTCTTTCTCTAAATATTACGATATAACATTAATGGAGTTTTAAAATGCCAACACCAATAGTTGCAGACATTTATCATGGCGATGTAGTTACCTCATTCGAGGAAGCCTACAAAGACGGTATAAGAGGTATTATACACAAAGCTACACAAGGCGCAACATTACAGGATAAAAAGTATAAAGCTAGACAACCACAAGCAATTGATGCTGATTTACTTTGGGGGGCTTATCATTTTGGCACTGGTGAAGATGTTGATGACCAAGTTAGTAACTTTCTAGACACTGTTGGAGATACCAAAGGCATTTTATTAGCATTAGATTTTGAAGCTAACCCCAATGGCAAAACAATGAGCCTGAAACAGGCTAGACAATTCTTAGAAGCCGTTTATGATAAGACTGGTCAAAGGCCAGTATTATATTCTGGAAATCTAATCAAAGAACAATTAGAAGATGACTCTGATGGTTTTTGGGGAAAGCATCGTTTATGGCTATGTCAATATGGCCCTAAAGCCAAGCTCCCCGATGCATGGGATTCGTATTGGCTATGGCAATATACAGGAGATGGTGTAGGCCCTGATCCTCATGGGGTGCGGGGGATACAGGGTGATGTTGATTTAAACGCCTATGATGGCTCAGAAGACGATTTAAAGGCACAATGGACAGGAGTTTCAGCGGATACCCCTGTTTCAACGAATGCTGAAACTACCGATTCCAATGAAAAGACGGACGATCTACCTTGGATGATAGTAGCAAAAGCTCTAATTGGAGTCAAGGAAGAACCAGGGGATGAAGACAATCAAGATATAATTAAGTGGGCTAGATCATTAGGATTAATTAATGATTATAACCACGATTCAATTCCATGGTGCGGATTGTTTATGGCTCATGTCATGAGTGAAGCAGGGGAAGACGTTCCTGATTCGCCTCTATGGGCCTTATCATGGAAAGCATGGGGAAGCCCCGTTCAAGACTCAGCCTATGGGGCTGTTCTAGTTTTCAAACGCCAAGGGGGCGGACATGTCGGATTATATGTTTCTGAGGACGATGATTATTACCACGTCCTAGGTGGAAATCAATCTGACATGGTTTGTGTTAAGAAGGTATCAAAGGCCAACTGTGTTGGTATGCGCTGGCCTTCTGATAAGATGGACTTATTGAAGATTGGTGCCATCGAAAAGGAACTAGACGAAGATATTATCTCTAGTTCACAGATGACTTAGTTTTCTGAAAGCCTTGACCTAATAAGGCTCCAAGTTGTTGGGCAATAATAAATCTCGGGTCATTGCCCAATCTCATTGTTTCTTCGGTTGTCGGCTTTCTCAGGCTCAAATCCTTATCAAATATTGCCCAATGCATACAGTGAAGGCAAACACTGATTGATCCAGGCGTAGGCTTATGGTTATGCATTGCAGCAGCCATATCCGTAGTCTCATTGCAATACGGACATTTGGTAGGCTTATCTAGCTCTTGCTGCTTAATCTCAATGGTCTGCATACTCTTCACCCTACGGTTTGATACGCCTACTTTTTGGCTTGGCCAGCGGCAGACGATTCTCCAATAACCAACAGCGGCTCTACAGTTGGCCTGAAAGGCTTGTCGCTGTAGATGTATTGCATATTGGTCTGGAAATACTGCCCTGTAGGGGCTCTAAAGAATATGTATTCGTTAGAGCTTCCCCAGGTTCCTTCATCCGATGGGGCAGCAGTTATGTCATCACATGATGATTCTCCGCAATCCCTTTGTGTATGGGACACTTGAAACGGAGGGGTAAGCCTTTTACCTCCTGAGGTAACTTTTCCCTGGACAGGAGTGTATAAGGCGATCTGCCCTACATTATTGACCAGGGCAATAAACCCTAGTAGCGAGGGCTGAGCCGTCAATTCGAGCCGATGTTTGATGTTATCAATTTCGGCATTGTCAGAAAAGTTCAGATGCTTGGCGGCTTCCGAAGCTTTTTTAGCCTGTTCCTGTTGAACCGTTGGAGGCCGATTTGCATTAGGGTCAACACAAGTATTACCAGTGAGACCCAACACAATTGCCAGACAAATCCCCAATGCGGGGATAGCTTTCATACCTATAAAGCGAACCATGCGATTGCCCCTATCATAACAATACACCACACTCCCGTGAAGATCGCCCCCAGAAGGCTTTCTTTATCCATTTTATTGCTCACATGTTGAAATTTCTAATTTCTCAGGAGCTTCCCGACCCATGAAAATAGATCGATTGGTTTTGGTGGCATTTGCATTATATCGGGTCACGATATCTCTGCAAGATTGTCTTATGGCTGAGAGTTCCTGAGCCAGCCGAACTTTCTCAGTGTTGTTGACTTCCCCCAGGTCTTTTATCATAGCCTTCTGGCTAGATATCTGATTGATTCTGGACTTGTATTGTCCATTGAAATCATGAAACCATTCATAATTATGAATGATGTTATCAGGATCGAGCGTCTTGGAAACGATCTTTCCAGGCACAGAAGCGAGATTGATAAACCACGCTAGGCCAGAGAAAACCGTGATGAAAAGGAAAATCCAAAACGTCCATTTCCAAAGGTCCGATCTTAAATCTTTATCGGAATTAAAACTGCCTGACATAGTTAACTCCTGTTATGATAAGATAAAGGGCTTCCACCTTTTTCATGGCTGTTTAACCACTTGCGGTCTTTACCTCAGCACCCGCACAAAATGCTAAGGATGGTTGTGCACCAGGAGAGGATTGGGCGTGCTTCTATTTGGCTGGGGATACGGGGGGATCGGGCCAAGTAGTAAGCACATGTGAAGCCTATAACGTGAGGGTAACGCCAAGCTTCTACAGATTTATCACCCAAACTCATGGAGACTAGACTACACTGTATAAAACAGTTTTCAAGTGGAGCAACTTGCTTAGTCTAGTCTCTATTCGATCAAAGAATCACGGTGTTTGAAGACGATACACCATGCTCTTTCGCCATTGCATCATAATCCGATTTTTTGACTGATGCAAGAGCCAAATAGCTAGTCATCTTCATTATGTGATCCTCAGCGTCCTTTCGCAACCCTTCTCTTACTTCCGAGGGGAATGAAGTCCAATTCTCGCGAGCAAAGGGACCGATCATCATTCTCCAATCGGACAATGCTCTAGGATCATTCCAATTGGGATTATAGGTATTATCACCCTGTAAGCGGTTCAAAATATCATTCGCTTTCTCGGGCGACCCTAAGAATTCACCCAGTAGTCTACGAACGTTATCGCTAACCGCCATTTTATGTATCCCGTCTTTTGTGAAAACTGAGAGGGCCTAAACCCTCTCAGTTTCTCCAGGGAGGAAACCAGCCGCTAGACCCAATCACCTAACTAGCGGCTGATGTGGTTGTTCTACTCT